TCGCCGCATTATGGGCGTTGATGGTGTCGGGCGCGCAGGCGCGGGGCTACGGCGCGGGCGCCTATCTGTTGCTCGACCGCAGCCAGCCGGGGCGGACCGTCGCGATCATGGATTTCGGCGTCCCGGCCGAACTTGCCGAAACCTATGCCGCGCACGGCGACACGGCGAACGATCCGATCGCCCGCATCGCGCTGGCGACCGGCCGTCCGCAGCTGCGCAGCCGGGTCAACGCGCTCGTCGGCCTGACCCGCGACGAGCGGGCGATGATGGACGCCATGGACGGCGAGGAGCCGTATGACGTGCTGGTCTTTCCGCTGTACGGTCCCCATGGCCAGGCGGCGATCGCCTCGCTGATCTATCCGGTCGAGCCGGACCCGGCATTCGATAGCAATTGGACCGAGCTGCACATGCTCGCACAAGCGGCCCATCTGAAGGCGCTGGAACTGCGGCAGCGCATGATCAATCCGCCGCACGAGCTCTCGCAGCGCGAGGTCGAAATCCTGCGCTGGGTCGCGCAAGGCAAGAGCAACAGCGCGATCGCGGACATTCTGGGCATTTCGAGGGGTACGGTTGACACCTATCTGCGCCGGGTGTTCGACAAGCTCGGCGTGACCGATCGGACGTCGGCGGCGGTCAAGGGGGTTGCCTTCGGTCTGATCCGCGCCTGAAGGGAGTAGGTGTCCGTGAAGGGGGCGCTGGACGACATCTTCCACCGGATCGACCGGACCGAGAGCCCGAGACGGCTCTGGTCGCTCATGGTCCGTTATTTTCGCGCGCGCGGCTTCGGGTCGCTGCTCTACATCCTGCTCGACCACAAGCGGCCGGGCTATCCGCTGGCGGTGTTCGGCAACGGCATGCCGCCGGGACTGAAGGAGACCTATGTCGCGCTGGGCGGCGGGCGGCACGATCCGATGGTCCGCGTCGCCATGGCGACCGGCAGTCCGCAGATCCGCAGCAAGATCGTCGAGCGCTTCCGGCTGACCCACGACGAGGGCGAGCATCGCGCCGTCATGCAGGGCCTGGGCCTTGGCGAGACGCTGCTGTTTCCGCTCTTCGGCCCGGCGCGGCATGACGCGGCCTTCGGGCTGGCGTGCCCGGAGCGGGAGAGCGTCATTCCATCGGCCAATCTCGTCGCGTTGCACATGGCCGGGCAGGCGGCGCATCTGCGGCTGCTGGCGCTGCGGCCCGACCTCATGGGTCATGGCCAGATACTGACCGCGCGCGAGATCGAGATCCTGCGCTGGGTGGCGCAGGGCAAGAGCAACAGCGTCATCGCCGAGATACTGGGCCTCGCGCCGGGGACGGTGGACACCTATTTGCGGCGGGTCTTCGACAAGCTCGATGTGGCCGACCGCACGACGGCCGCCGTCAAGGGACTGAGCCTGGGACTGATCCGCGCCTGACCGGGCGCGCCGAGGGAGCAACACATCATGAAATGGTTCGGACGCAAGGGTGCGGGCGAAAGCCCGCGGCCGCCGCTGGCGCGCGCCTGGAGCGCGAGCGGCTGGAACGGGTTGGGCGCGTGGCCGCATCATTACGAGGCGCAGCTGCGCGACGCGATCCTCGCCAATCCCGTCGCCCAGCGGGCGCTGCGGCTGGTGAGCGAGGCGGCCGGCAGCGCGGCGCTGATCGCCGCGGCGGACAGGCCGGACGACGCGACGACGGCCGCGGCATTGGTCCGGCGCCAGTCGGCGGGGCAGAATCTGGTCGAGACGCTCGCCGCGCACATCCTGCTGCACGGCAATGGCTATGTGCAGATCGGCCATGGCGCGGACGGGCTGCCGGCCAGCCTCTATGCGCTGCGGCCCGACCGCGTCACCATCGAGGCCGACGCGCGGGGCTGGCCGCGCGCCTATCGCTACCGGGTCGGCGAGACGGCGACGAGCTATGCCAGCGAGGACGCCGCCGGGCGCACCGCCGTCATCCACGTCAAGGCGCTCAATCCCGCCGACGATCATTATGGCCTGGGCTGCCTGGGCGCGGCGGCGGGATCGGTCGCCATTCACAATGCCGCGACCCAGTGGAACAAGGCGCTGCTCGACAATGCCGCCCGCCCGTCCGGCGCTCTGGTCTATGATGGCGGCGAGGGCGTCATGCTCTCGGCCGACCAGTTCGACCGCCTGCGGGCCGAGCTGGAGGCGGCGTTCCAGGGCGCTGGCAATGCCGGCCGGCCGATGCTGCTCGAAGGCGGCCTCAGCTGGCAGTCGATGAGCCTCTCGCCGCACGACATGGATTTCGTGGCGCTCAAGGCCGCCGCCGCGCGCGACATCGCGTTGGCCTTCGGGGTGCCGCCGGTGCTGATCGGCCTGCCCGGCGACAGCACCTATTCCAACTATCGCGAGGCCAACAAGGCGCTCTGGCGGCAGACCGTCCTGCCGCTCGCCGAGAAGATATTGGGCGGGCTCGCCCAGGGGCTCGACGCCTTCTGGCCGGGCCTGGCCCTCGCCGTCGACATGAACCGCCTGACCGAACTCATCGAGGATCGCGCCCTGCTGTGGGAGCAGATCGCCAGGGCCGATTTCCTCTCCGACGGCGAGAAGCGCGCCATGCTCGGCCTGCCGGAGGCACGGCCATGACGCGGGCGGACAGCGAGATGCTCGCCCTGCTGGTCGAGCAGGCCGACGCGGCGGGCGGCGACATCGTCGCGATGCGCGCGCTGGTCGAGGAAGCGAGCGAACGCGGCGCGACCCGCGCGCTCGAGCGGCTCGGCCTTGCCGACGCGACCGCCCATGAGGATGTGCGCGAACTGCGCGAGCTCCTGCGCGGCTGGCGCGACGCCAAGCGCGCGGCGCGCAACGCGGTGCTGGGCTGGATCGCGCGGATCGCCATCGCGCTGCTGCTGCTCGGGCTGGCGGTCAAGCTCGACCTGACGGCGTTGTTGCGGCCATGAGCGGCGCGGCGTTGGAGACCGAGCCGGTCCGCTTCGCCGGCTATGCGGCGATCTTCGAGCGACAAGACAATGGCGGCGATATCATCGCGCCCGGCGCGTTCGCGCAGAGCCTGTCGCGGCTGGGCAAAAGCGAGCTGCCCCTACTCTGGCAGCATGGGCCCGAAGCGCGGATCGGGACGATCGAGGCGGCGGGCGAGGACGAACGCGGCCTGCGCGTCGTCGGGCGGATCGAGGGCATGGGGGCGACCGCGCGCAGGGCCGCCGCGCTGGTCCGCGAGGGCCGGATCGACGGCCTGTCCTTCGGCTATCGCGTACTCGCCGCGCGCGGCGGGAAACCGCGCCGGCTCGAAGCGCTCGACCTCGTCGAGGTGAGCCTCGTGACCCACCCGATGCAGCCGCTCGCCCGGGTGCATGCCGTGGCGTGAGTTCCTCGGCCCTTCCTTCTTCAGGGAGGGGCCTTTCGAAGCAATCCCTTTGCAATGCAGGAGACGTGAACATGCTGGAAGTGAAAGCCAATGTGCTGGAGGAGAGCTTTGACGCGATCCTGCAGGCGGACCGGATCGGCGCCATGGAGGCGCGGATCGACATGATCGACGCCTTGATCAAGACCCAGGCCGAGCGCGCGGCGCGCCCGCCGCTGGACGGGGCCAAGGGCGGCGAGGCCGATCCTGCCCGCGCCGCCTTCGTCGAGAATTATCTGCGCCGGGGCATCGAGGCGGGCGTGGAGCTCAAGAGCTTCTCGGGCGCGAGCTCGGGCGCCGGCGGCTATGCCGTGCCGCGTGAGATCGACCAGATGATCGAGACGACGCTCAAGGCGATCTCGCCGATCCGCGCCGTCGCCAATGTGGTGCGGACCGGATCGGCCGGCTACCGCAAGCTGGTGACGACCGGCGGCATCGTCTCGGGCTGGGCGGCGGAAACCGGCGCGCGACCCGAAACCGCCACGCCGACCTTCCAGGAAATCGCCCCGCCCTCGGGCGAGCTTTACGCCAATCCGGCCGCCAGCCAGGCGATGCTGGACGACGCGCAGTTCGACGTCGAGAGCTGGCTCGCCGACGAGATCGCCCGCGAGTTCGCCTTTGCCGAAGGGGCTGCCTTCGTCAGCGGCAATGGCACCAACAAGCCCAAGGGCTTCCTCAGCTACACGACCACCAACGAAGCGGACTCGGTGCGCGCCTTCGGCTCGCTGCAATATGTCGCGTCCGGCGCGGCCGGCGGCTTCGCCGCGTCCAACCCGCCGGACAAGCTCATCGACCTCGTCCAGGCGTTGCGCGCGCCCTATCGCCAGGGCGCGGTGTTCGTGATGAATTCCGCGACGCTCTCGGCGATCCGCAAGTTCAAGACCTCGGACGGCGCGTTCCTCTGGCAGCCGGCGATGGCGGCCGGCATGCCGGCGACCCTGCTCGGCTATCCGGTGGTGGAGGCCGAGGACATGCCGGATATCGCCGCCAACAGCCTGTCGATCGCCTTCGGCAATTTCGCCCATGGCTATGTCATCGCCGAGCGCAGCGAGACGAGCATCCTGCGCGATCCCTTCACCAACAAGCCGTTCGTGAATTTCTACGCGGTCAAGCGGCTCGGTGGCGGCGTCGCCAACAGCGAGGCGATCAAGCTGATGAAGTTCGCCGCGTCCTGACCGGGACAGCGGCCTGCGGGCCGCGGCTTGCGGGGGTGCGAGCCCCCGCGCGGGGTGTCCTGCCGGGTTCTCCCCTTCCCGGCAGGACATCTCCTCATAGTGCGGTTCGCGCTCCGGCGAAATCGGAATGACGGTTCACATTCGGGAAAGGCGCGATTTTGCCCGCGCCTGTGGCCGAAATCGTTCGCCATGCCCGCGCGCCGTCCCCTTCGCAGCGAAAGGTCCCCCTGTTCATGACCGTGACGATCGAGAGCGTCGGCCCGGCCGCGCCGCTCGCCGACCTCAAAGCCTATCTGCGCCTCAGCGCGGACGACGAGGACGCGCTGCTCACCGATTTTCTGCGCGCGGCCAGCGATGTCGCCGAGCGCTTCACCGGGCAGCTCCTCATCGAGCGCGACGTCGAGGAAGTGCTGGACGCGTCGCCCGACTGGCGGCCGCTCGCGATGCGGCCGGTGATCGCCATCACCGCCGTGATGGGCGTCCCCGCGACCGGCGCCGAATTCGCGCTGCCCGTCGATGCCTATGCCCTCGACATCGACGGCAATGGCGACGGCTGGGTGCGCGTGTCCGATCCCGGTGCGGCGCGCCGCATCCGCGTCAGCTATCGCGCCGGACTGGCGGCCGAGGCGGACGGCGTGCCCGACGCCATCCGCCACGGCATCGTCCGCCTTGCCGGCGACTATCACGCCCTGCGCGAGGGCGCGCAGCCGCATCCGCCCGCGTCGGTCGCGGCGCTCTGGCGGCCGTGGCGGCGGATGCGCCTCAAATGAGCGGGCCGGCCGATCTTGCCGCGCGCGCGGCGATCCTCGCGGCGCTGCGCGGCGATGCCGCGCTCGGGGCGCTGGTCAATCTGGTCAGCGACGGCGAGCCGGTCAAGGCGAGCCCGCCCTGGCTGCGCGTCGACGATGCGGTGGCGCTCGGCTGGGGCGCGCGCGGTGTCCAGGGCGTGACGCTGCGCCAGCCGATCCAGCTCATGCTGCGCGGCGACCAGCGCGACGCGGTGACCGCGATCCTCGACCGGATCGACATGGTGCTTCGCGCGATGCCCGACGAGGCCGGCGACTGGAAGATCACCAGCCTGGCCTTCGACCGCTCGCAGATCGCGCGGTCCCGCAACGAATGGCGGGCGAGCGTCACCTATTCGATCCGGCTGACGCGGCTGGTTTGAATCCCAAGTCTCACCGTTCGGTTCGAACGAAGGGTCGAGCCTGTCGAGACCCGCAGCCGAGAAAATTCTCGCGCGGCGCCGCGTTCTCGACGGCCATCTCGACTTCGCTCGATGGCCGCTCGAACCGAACGGATGAATTGTCATCATCTCTGAAAGGACAATCCCATGGCCGTGGAAAAAGGCAGCGCGTTCCTGCTCAAGATCGGCGACGGCGGCGCGCCGGTCGCCTATGCGACGATCGCCGGACTGCGCACCACCCAGATTTCGGTGAATGGCGAGGCGGTCAACATCACCTCGAAGGATTCGGGCGGATGGCGGCAATTGCTGCCCGGCGCCGGCGTCCGCTCGGTGAGCGTCTCGGGCGCCGGCATCTTCACCGGCTCGGCGGCCGAGGTCCGCGTGCGCGATCATGCCCTGACCGGCGCGATCGACGATTATGAGCTCAGCTTCGAGAGCGGCGAGCGGCTGCGCGGGCGTTTCCTGGTGACGCGGCTCGATTATGCCGGCGATTATAATGGCGAGCGCAGCTACACGCTCAGCCTCGAAAGCTCCGGCGCCGTGTCCGCGCTGTGACCATGACGGCCAATCCGGCGCGCGGCGAGGCCGGGATCGTCATCGGCGGGAGCGCGCATGTCGTCCGGCCGAGCTTTGCGGCCCTGGTCGCGGCGGAAGCGGAGCTGGGGCCCCTGCTGGCGCTCATCGACCGGGCGGCCGACGGCAAGCTGCTGCTCGCCGAAATGGCGGCTCTGCTGTGGCATTGCCTGTCCGACCGTCCGGAGAGCCTGACCCGCGAGGCGGTCGGCGAGGCGCTGGTTGCGCAGGGAATCGGTACGGCGCTGCCTGCGCTGCGCGCGATCCTGCGGCAGATATTGGTGGGCGGCGCGTGAGTTTCGCGGATTGCGCGACGCGGCTTGCCGGTCAGGCCGGGCTGCTGCTCGGCTGGCGGCCGGACGACTTCTGGCGCGCCACGCCCGACGAACTGGCGACGGCGCTGGCCGCGCTCGCTCCCCTGTCGGTGCCCGGCGCGGCGCTCGACCGGCAGACCTTGACGCGACTTCAGGAGATGCATCCCGATGGATGAACTGTTCGACATGCAGACAGTCAGCGTGCGCGCGGACGTCGCCGGCTTCGCGCGGGACGTCGCCGACATGAAGGCGCAGCTCGAAGGCCCGCTGGCGAGCGGCGCCGACAAGGCAGGCCGGGCGATCGAGGCCGGGCTGCTGCGCGCGGTGCGCAGCGGCAAGCTCGGCTTCGAGGATCTCGGCCAGGTCGCCCTGTCGGTGCTCGCCCAGATCGCGGCGGCGGCGGTGCGCGAGGGGCTGTCCTCGCTCGGCGTTCCCGGCGGGTCAAGGAGCGGCGGCGGGCTGGGCGGGCTGGTTTCGCTCGGCACGTCGCTGATCGGGTCGCTGCTTGGACTGCCGGGACGGGCGACCGGCGGCCCGGTGGCGCCCGGCGCGGCCTATCTGGTCGGCGAGCGCGGGCCGGAGGTCTTCCTGCCGACGAGCAGCGGGCAGGTTGTCGCCACCGGGACATCCCCGGCGCGGGACGTGCGCGTCGCGATCACGATCAACGGCAGCGGACCGGACGCGCCGCGCGCACTGGCCAGGAGCGCGCGGCAGGTGGCGCGGGCGGTGCGCGGGGCGTTGGCTGATTAGCAGATCGATTCCGGTTCGCGCGGAGACGCGGAGCCGCGGAATTCTTTTTCGCGCAGAGGCGCAGAGGGCGCAGAGAGAGTTGAGGGAATGACGGGCGCTTCGCGCCTTTCCTGCCCATTTCTCCGCGCCTCCGCGTCTCCG